ACATCGATCAGTACATGCCAGCAAAGGCAACCGACTCGCTGTCTCTCGCGTTCGGCGACTTCAAACAGGCGTACACGATTGTTGACCGCATGGGCATTCGCACATTGCGCGATCCGTTCACCGCTAAGCCTTACGTCGTGTTCTACAGCACGAAACGTACCGGCGGTGGTGCGCAAAATACTGAAGCTTTGAAGTTTTTGAAATTGTCAGCTTGAGTGTAATCCCGTTCTGTAGTATTCTATGGCTTCATTTCATAGGATTTCAGAATGGGACGACCAAAAAAGCAAAAATCGCCTTGCAGTATTGATGGCTGCGATGGGGAGTCTTATGGGCGTGGATGGTGTGCAAAACACTATGCAAGGTGGTTACGACACGGCGACCCGTCCATATCGCTTCCTCCGGGTGTAGCAAGCGGCACAAAATCTCCGCTTTACCAGTGCTGTAAGGTTGAAGGTTGCGAAAGGCTTGGCCCTTACATTCGCGGATTGTGCGGCGCTCACTATGGCAGGTTAAAGGCGCACGGCGACCCGTTGGGCGGTAGACCAAAAAGCGGAGTAAAGACAAGGCGCGCTACAAACGAGCTTTGTAAATGCGATGGTTGCGGTCGAGTTGCAATCTCAAGAGGGTTTTGCCATGCCCATTGGGAGCGAGTTAAGGTCAACGGCGACCCGCAAGCGCACATTCCGCTACGTGAGTATGTCAAGGGCGGTGGGCGTACTTTTCTGTGCAACGGCTATTTGAACCGGTGGGATAGCAAAAAGAAAAAGACGGTGTTTGATCACCGAGCCGTAATGGAGGAGTTTCTTGGAAGACCTCTTTACGGGAACGAAAACGTCCATCACAAAAATGGCAACCGCTCTGACAACCGAATCGAAAACCTTGAATTGTGGACAAAATTCCAACCGCCGGGACAGCGAATAACTGACCTGATGGATTGGGCTCGCGCTCTTCTTTTGCGGTATGAAAAAGAAGAGCCAAAGTTAAAAAAAGCCACAGAAACTACAGCGGATATCCGCAAAGCATCAAACTAAATCAGGCCCTTCGGGGCCTTTTTCATTCCCGAAAGGAAACAAAATGTCTCTCTTGAAAAACGTGAAGGTCGCGTATGTGGCTGGCGCAGCCGCAGCCGCACAGACCGAAGTCCTGTCCAGCGTGCTCGATATGTCGGGTTACGACGGCGTGATGTTTATTGCGCTGCTTGGTGATGTCACCGCAACTAGCGTGCTCACCTTGACCGCAAAAGGCAACACGGCAAGCAGCACAAGCTCGCCAACGCCAGTCACGCAAAAGGCAACGGCAGCGTTTACCGCTGGCGCTTCCGATGCTGACTCGACGGCGCTTGTTGTTGACGTGTATGACCCCGCGATGCGCTACGCATTCGCGAGCCTTACGCGCACCACGGCAAACGCTGTTGTAAACGGCATCGTTGCCATTCAGTATACGGCTGAATATCGCCCGACTACGCAAGACGCAACGGTCATCGCTAACGCGTTTGGCCCCGGCGTCACGGCTTAACAGGCCGCAGCGTGAAGCGCCCTCCTAGCGAGGGCGTTTTGCATTAAGGCTTATCAAAAGGACACAAAATGGCCACAACATCAATCATCGCTGACGGCGCTACGGAGTTGGCATCGTCTGACTTCACGCTCGCCGCTGGTGAAAGCACGACGCTTAGTTTGCGCGGTGGCAGCGGCAATGCAGTGGTGCGAGTCCAATTCAAGGATTCGACCGGCGCATACGTGGATTTTGGCGAAATCAACGCTCAGAACTCCGTAAGGGTGCTGTCCGGCATCGGTACGTATCGGTGCCTGCGAAAAGCTAGCGCCGTGTCGTTCGGAGTAGACCGCTCGTAATGCTGCTTACTTCGCCGCTATCTTCGCCGCTGAAAAACCCCGTTAGGGATGTGTTTTCGCCTGCGGGGTCAAGCCAATCCCTAACCGCCCAAGTGCAAGCCCTATTCGCGGGCGGCAAGGTGGGTGGCATGTGGGATATGGGGGACACTAGGACTTTAAATCAAAATAACATGGCTACCTCTCCTGGGCCTTTATTGGCGGTTACTGCTCCTGGCCAGCCTATTGGCACAGTGCTTGATAAATCAAAATCGAATTCGTGGGTAGATAACACTGGCTCTACTTGGACTAAAACTAGTGGTGACGGTGTTCTTTCTGTTGTCGGTAACGTAATCACAATAACAGGGGCAACAACTACAACCAGAATTGATAGAACTGGCGGAACAATTCCATTAGTGGCAGGCACAGCTAAAATGAGTGTCACGGCTTCTTGGGCGACAGCTGCTGGCCCCGCTATATGGCTTAGGGGAAACCCATCTGTTCCAACTAATGGAGTCGAGCTTGTTGGAGTTAATGGACTGGCGAATTCTATTCTAGAGCGTGTCCAAATTGACTCTGGGACAGCCAGCTTCACAATTAATTCATTGCAGTATTGGGAAGGTAACCACGCCACGCAACCAACCGCAATAAATCGTCCGCTGTATCAGGTAGATGGCGGCTACGGGTGCGCGCAATTTGACGGTGCAAACGACTTATTGCAGGTGTCAGGAATCAATCTGTCGTCTACCGATAAGGTGTTGATTGGGCTTGCGTTTAAGCCGAACACAACAGCACTAACTGTCGCGATGGAGTACAGCACAACAGCGGTTTCCAATACTGGCGCGTTCTATGTGTCTCTGAACGAGGGTGGCGCTGGACTTTCATACTTCCACGTAAATAATGGAGGAGTTGTGGACAAGGCGGTGAACGCCTCCGCAATGGCGGCAGCAAACACGACGATTGTCGAATACATCGACCTAACGCTAGCGGCGGCAACGTCAAAAAGCACTGTGCGAATCAACGGGGCTGCGGCCACCCTAAACACCGTATACGATGGCGCGGACTCCCCCGGAAATTTTGGGAATTACGACTTCTTCATGGGCGCGCGTAGCGGTGGATTGTTTCCATCAAACATGAATATTCATCGCGCGTTCATTCGCGCTGGTGCCGCAACCGCTGGTGAGCAATTGATTTTGGAAAACTGGCTGCGTGAATCATGCGGCGTTTAGCCTTTTTCATCGCCGCGCTCTGGTGCTCATGTGTCAGCGCCTACCTCGGCACTTTTGACCCCGTGCCGTATCGCAACGTCGTGACGATCAAGTTTATCGACTCGCAATTTGCGGGCGCGTCATGCGCGATTGAGGCCGCGAAAGCACAGCCCGCTTACGCGTTGCTGTCGCCGCTGATGATGCAGCTAACCGCGTGCGCAATCACCGAGCCACCAACCGTCATCGCGCCAATTACATTCGGCCCCGGAAGCCTCTATGCCCTCCAACTCCTCGCCACTCCCGACGCACTGCTCGGGCACGAAACGCGCCACATTTTCGACGGCCAGTTTCATCTGCCTTTGCTGCCTTTTGCTGACATCGTGCGCGACAACGCGGACGGTAGAAATGCTGCCGGTAAACAACATGACTAAAACGTGTGACGCTCGCAAGACCGCAGCGCGCAACGATAGCGGCTGTCTGGAAAAAGCGGCGACCGCTGCACGATTTGGACAAAAGACAAAGCCGTTAGTTATTCCGATTTCGGCGCGCTCGTAAGAGGGTGCATTAAGTAAATGTCAACAAACAACACCCTAACAGCGAAGGCCACCGAGGGCGAAGGCACAGACGCGCTTGCGCAGAAATTAACCAAGGGTAACTAATGGGCTATCAAGTCATCACGCCGCCGACGGAGCCGGTGACGCTGGCCGATGCTCGCCTGCATTTACGCGTTACCGACACCGCAGAAGATGCGCTGATTGGCGTATGGATTACAGCAGCGCGCGAAGCATGTGAGCACTACACACAGCGCAGCATCGGAAGCCAAACGCTAGAGCTTCGTTTAGACGAGTTCCCCGATGGCGCAATCGATTTACCAAGATCGCCAGTCACCGCAATCACGTCGCTGAAATACATCGACACAAACGGCACAGAACAAACGCTAGCGCCTTCCGCGTACACACTGGACACGTTCAGCCACACGTCATGGGTTATTCGTGCACACGGTACGGAATGGCCCGAGACGCTAGACGCCGCAAACGTCGTGCGCGTGGTCTATGTCGCAGGCGCGGCAACACCACCGGCAACTGTTAAGGCTGCGATGCTCCTAACAATCGGACATCTCTACGAAAACCGCGAATCTACGGTAATCGGGCAAACCGCTATTGAGCTTCCGCTAGGCGTGAAGGCATTACTCGACACCGTGCGGGTGTGGGCGCTATGAGAATCGGCAAGCTGCGCAATCAAATCGAAGTGCAGCGTAAATCGTCAACACGCGACACCGACGGCGGCGAACGTGTCGAATGGTCAACGATTACGACCGTATGGGCAGCAATTGAGCCAGGCGTCAACCGCGAGTACTGGGGCAGCGAGCAAGTGCAAGCCGAAACCGGCGTTCGCATTCGCGCTCGATACCCGCTAGACGTACTCCCGCAAGACCGAATCAAGCACGGCGCGAACTATTACAACGTTCACGGCGCATCTGAGAAATACACAGAGCACCGCGAAATTCACATCATGGCGACTATCGGGGTAAACGATGGCCGCTAGTTTCAAGATTTCCGGCGGCGTTGATTTGACGCGCGCACTGGAAGAACTTGACCAAAAAGTAAAGAAAAAGATTCTGCGCTCTGCGGTTGTTGCCGGTGCTGCGGTCGTGAAGAAACGCGCCAAGCAGATCGCAAAGTCAAAAGGCATCGAAGATACCGGCGCACTGATTCGCAACATCGCTGGCAAGGGAGAGCGGCAACGTAGCGACACCTACGCGCAAATCAATATCGGCGTTCGCCACGGGAAACCAAAAAAGGGCGCAAAGAATCAAGACGATCCGTTTTATTGGCACATGCACGAATTCGGCACTAGCAAGATGGCAGCGCGCCCATTTATACGGCCTGCATTCGAGGAAACGCAGCAGGAAGTAATCGACACGATGGTCGCGCGAGTAAAGCAAAAGTTGGAACAAACCAATGCTTGAAGTCTCGCTATTCAATCTGCTGTCACCGCTGGTT